CGATTCTTTTCTGCGTTGGTCGCAGCGGAAAAAGCCCCCTTCTTCAAAGCCGCCTCTCTAATCTTACCAAGTTCAGCTACATGCCTGTCATAAGTGACTTCAAATTTTTTTAATTTCTCTTCCCGCAATGAACCTATGTATTGTACTACCAATGGAGATAGTCTTGGATTTTGTAGTTCTGATGCTTCGACTCTAGCTCTTTTCTCACTATAGCCAGCAGCGATAGCTGCATCTGCACCTGTAGTTCTGCCTTCATTGAATACTATGTATTCAGCGAATCGTTTCTGCATTTCTGTTAATCTTCTTGGAACTCCCATGTTGACATTTTAAGGTAACTATCCTATAAAGTCAATATGAAAGATAAAGCGGAAAATGGAGAAAGAGCTGAAGCTGCCACTTATGAAGATGAGCATACGTCTAGGCGTACGGTTACTATACCTCTTAAAGAGTATGATGAGCTTAAAGCTGAACAACATTTTATTAAAAGTAAAACTCTAATTGATATTATAGATAACATTGAAAGATTGGTTAGAGCATTAAGAAAACATATAATAAGGAAGTGAATAAAGGAGTTTGTATTATGACATCTTTAAAAGAGGACAGAGTGGGATCAGGTTTAATCAAAAGAATTGAAGAACTAGATAAGTCGTTATCTATTGCTCTTGATATTAATGATAAATATCAAAGAGAAAATAAAAAACTAACGGACCAAGCAAGAGCTGCTGAAGGAGAAACATCAATTGTAAAAGCAGTTGGATTGAATTCACCTGAAATGAAAGAAAAAGATGCACTCATACAAGAATTGCGTATGCGTATTAGAGATATGTTATTAATAAGTGAGCAGCATAGAAGTATATTGGGGGCTGAAATAACTGACAGAAAAAGATTAGAAAAAGAAGTTAAAGACTTGAAAGTACAGATGTCAGAGTATATGAGTGTGCGAGTAGATAGTGCTCGTAAGTCGGGAGTATAATGTTAGTTAAAGATTTACAACAGTTTCTAGAAAATTTTACAGACAAACTTAAAGGCAATGCTATTAGTACTGCTCGAATCTATGTTGAGAAGGACGGCTTTCTCGAAGATATTACAAGAATGGAAGTGCAAGAGCACACAATAATTGGTCAACCAGGTTTGAGATTAGTTTTAAAAACTCAAAAGGAAAAGAAATTACATATGGATGATAAATTAATTAAACCGTATTAGAAAGGAGTAAAAATGGAAATAACAAATGAACAAAGAAAGTCACTTTTAGAATATTTATCTAGAAGACCCTATTCAGAAGTGTACCTACTAGTTGCTATGTTGGTTAGTTTGAAACCTAAATCTAACGGCAAACAGAAAGACAACGTTACCTCTAAAAATTAGTGGGTGCTGAGGTTAAATTATACAAAAAACTTAAAGCATTTACACCACAAATTATATGGAATAGGATTGAAAACCTTAGCCTTCCTGGCATGCCTGATCTATTGGGCTATAATACTTCTGGCACATTTTTCACAGTTGAACTGAAAGTAACAGAGGGTAGAAAAATTCGATTCTCGCCACACCAAATTGCATGGCATGTGCAACATCCTACCAACACTTATATCTTGGTCCAGGCCCGTGGTCCGAAAGCCACGAATCGTTTTCAAATGTTCCGTGGTTCACGGATCATGGAGCTTGTAGCTTCCGGCTTGGAGCTTGAAGCTTGCTGGTCAGGGCTTGAGGCTTGCCGCTTGGAGCTTGAGGCTTCGGCTTGAGGCTTGGAGCTTGAGGCTTGGAGCTTACGGTACTCGGCCCGGAGGGCCGCGTAATATTTGGGGTGTCTAAATATCATCTTCATTTAAACACTTTAAACATTCAACGCCTTCTTTAGTTTGGATTACATAAAGACATTCAACATTAATTGTTTTCTCTGAAAATTCAGTGCCACAGCTAACACAGCTCCACCCGTCCGGGTAGGCGTGTACAACATCCTTACCATATAAATATTTAATTTTCATTTTAGTGTTTGCCATATATAACACGCTTCGTGTTACGGTCCCAGCACTTCCTGCAATCTAGGCATTTATTCCCCTGAGATGCCGCCGGGCATGTCACCTGTTTATGGTCAGTTGACACACCGGACGTATACGGCCACCAGGAAGGAGGCACCTGTTGGTTGTTCATATGATCGGATAAAACTATTTTTAAATTCTTTGGAACTACATCCGGATCCATCAGACTGATGAACCGTGATTCACGGGTCGGGAGCCAGTGTCGTGTTGAAGGTGTGCGCTTGCACACTTCAAATATATTTGTTAAATGTTTAGCGCTCTGGATGTCGCCGGAGTCGTGCCATCTAAAGACAGGTTGCTTATCAATTAGCGTGACCATAGCTTCAATCCACCGTGGATCGTGGAGCCTGTCCAGTCGACGCTGCATCGCGTCTTTTACATTTGGAAATCTATAGCGGCCGCGCTCGTGAGCGTAACAGCCTTCACAGGTCGAGCCCTTAACATCTCTCAGCTTCGTCCCGGTTATGCATGCCCCAGTCGGCAGGTTGATCGATGGTCCGGGCATCTTGTTCGGCTTGCTTAGGCCGCCAGTAATTTCAATTGCTTCTTTTTTTAACATTTATAACTTTCTAATTTCATTTTAATTCATGATTATGTCTTTTTTAAGGCGCTTGAAGCTTGGCGCTTGGAGCTTGGAGCTTGGAGCTTGTAGCTCTAGGAATTCCCCACTCATTATCATTCAATAGGCCAGCATCAATTGCGCGCTTGCGGCTTGCAGCTTGGAGCTTCCGGCCGGCCGCCTTTTTCTTTTTCAACTTCAGGTTGTGCCGGGCTCGCTCTGCAGCGAGCCCAGTATTCCAGGAGATAGTTTTATACATGCTCAACCGGTAACCAGTTTTCATCTCTGAAAACTTTCAATATTTCTTTTGTGTAGATGGATCCAATTTCATCGAAGAGTCCAACTTCAGAACCTTTAACATCAACCAGCAATGTGCTACGGATGCCCCGGCCTACAATTGGAGACTCTTTAACAATGCCAGACACTGGGGGATTGGTGCCCATATGACTGTGCAAAATCTTATCACCTTTTTTTATTTCTTTTATATGCATGTTTCCTTTTGTTAGTGTTAGCGCTGGTCCCTGAGCCATGACCCAGGGACCGGTGTATGGTTTGACAAATTTATCGATCGGAAAACCATAAAACGAGATCTAAATTGTATCCTACTAAAT